CTATGGATACTTGTAGTTGCGAGTATTTTTGGTATAAAGGGTACACAAATATTTAGAAACGGAGGCAAAAAATAATGGCAAAACCAAAAAACGGTAATAAAAGTAATGGTAAAAAAAGTGCTTTTGGAGCGTTATCTGTTAAAGCAGGAATAGATCAAAACTATAATCCTACTCAAGCAGATAAAATTGCTGGAGCAACTATGGGTGATAAAAAATCTAAATTTAGAGGTGGTGGTATAGCTTACGCTGGTGGCGGAAGAGCCATGTTAAGAAAAGGTGGAAAAGTATAATGGCTAATAAAAAAGTTAATGTTTTTGAATTGAAAAAGAAAGCAAAACCAATTACATCTAAATTTAAGTTTAAAATTATAAAACCAAAACCAAGGAAAAAATAATGAGAAGATACTATAGCAAAGGCGGAAGTTCAGACCAATACCATACAACAAAAGATGGTAGAAGAGTAAAAAAAGGTTTGTACTATTACATGAATAAAGCTAAAAAAGAAGGCAGAAGCAAGCCTGGAAAAGGCACTGTAACTGACAAAGCTTTAAAAGAATCTGCAAAAACAGCTAAAAAGGCATAATGAGAACCTACTATAATGGTGGCGGAAGTGCTGCGTGGCAAAGAAAAGAAGGCAAGAGTCCCTCTGGTGGCCTGAATAAAAAAGGCAGAGCAAGTTACAAAGCTCAAACAGGCGGCACATTAAAAGCACCAACTAAATCAAAAACAAACCCAAGACGTAAATCTTTTTGCGCGCGTATGAGCGGAATGAAAAAGAAATTAACATCATCTAAAACAGCTAGAGATCCAAATTCAAGAATAAACAAAGCATTAAGAAAGTGGGATTGTTAGTGGATCCACTAGTTATTGTTGCTAAATTACAAAAAGTTTTAAGAGACAACCTTCAGAGAATAGGTGATACTATGATAACTGGAGGGGTTGACAATATGGAAAAATATCAATATATGTTAGGACAAGCACGTACATATCAGTACGTATTACAGGAAATCTCTAACCTGCTAGAAAAGAAGGAGCAAAAAAATGAGCAAGGAACAGTTATTAACATCGACCGAGATCCCAAAGCATAAAAACGCTTTAGAAGAAAAATACCAAACAGCATCAGATCTTACAAAAGATAAAAAAGTTTTAGATCCAGAAACAATTGAAAACCAAAGAGACCAGTTGCCTGAACCTAGTGGCTGGAGAATATTAGTCCTACCTTTTACACCAAAAGAAAGAACTAAAGGTGGTATTATCATAGCACAAGAATCATTAGAAAAATTACGTATAGCCACAAACTGTGGTTATGTAATCAAGTTAGGACCGTTGGCCTATCATGACAAAGAAAAATATCCAACAGGACCGTGGTGCAAAAAAGGCGAGTGGGTTATTTTTGCAAGATACGCAGGATCAAGATTACCCATCGAAGGCGGAGAAGTTCGTTTATTAAACGATGACGAGGTTTTAGGAACCATAGACAATCCTGAATCCGTACTTCATAACATTTAACAATAAGGAGAAACTATGCCAGATACAGAAGAAGCAAAGAAAAAAGAACCGATGGTAGATATAGATACTTCAGGACCTGAAGTAGATGTAGATATATCAGAAGATAAAAAAGTTGAGGCAACAGAAAAAGCTCAAGAAGAGAAAATTGAGGTTTTAGAAGAAAAACAAGAAACAAGCGACAAGGAACAAGAGACTAAGAAAGAAGAAGTAAAAGCAAAAGAAGAAGAGAAGAAACCAGAATTAGAAGAATATAGTGAAGGTGTTCAAAAAAGAATTGCTAAACTAACTAAAAAATGGCGTGAAGCAGAAAGACAAAGAGAAGCTGCTTTAGAGTATGCTAAAAACGTTCAGCAAGAACACACACAATTAAAAACTAGATTTTCAAAGATGGAACCAAATTATGTTCAAGCTTTGGAAAACAGAGTTACATCTGGACTAGAAGCGGCAAAAGCTAAACTTGCAACAGCAAGAGAAGCTGGTGATATTAATGCTGAAGTAGAAGCACAAAAAGAAATAGCTAGACTTGGTATTGATGAAGCAAGAGTAAATGCAATGAAGGAAAGACAATCTCAAGACAAAGAAAAGGTTGTTAGAACCCCAACACCAGAACAAGCTATAAACCAACAAGCACCAAGACCAGATGCAAAAGCTGAAGCATGGGCTGAAAGAAACCCTTGGTTTGGACAAGATAATGCTATGACGTACACAGCGTTTGATTTACACAAGAAACTAACTGAACAAGAAGGTTTTGACCCTAATTCAGACGAATATTATGCAGAAGTTGATAAGCGTATGAGGCTTGACTTTCCACATAAATTTGGTACAAATGAAAAAACGGTTTCGACCAAACCAGCACAAACAGTAGCGTCGGCAACGCGAAGTGCAAGAACAGGTCGCAAAACTATGAGACTCACATCATCTCAAGTAGCAATTGCTAAAAAATTAGGTGTGCCATTAGAAGAGTATGCGAAACAATTAAAACTCACGAAGGAGGTATAGGCATATGAAAAACGAAACAGATAAAATAAAAACTTCTCGTGCGAGTCAAACAAGGTCTAAAACAGAAAGACCTAAAGTTTGGTCTCCACCATCATCTTTAGATGCACCCCCTGCACCAGACGGGTATAAACATAGATGGCTAAGAGCTGAAAGCATGGGCTTTGATGATTCATCAAACATGTCAGCTAAATTACGAACAGGATACGAATTAGTTAGAGCTGATGAATATCCAGACAGTAATTATCCAACTATCCAAACTGGAAAATATCAGGGCGTAATCGGAGTTGGTGGCTTGTTGCTGGCCAAGATACCAGATGAGATCGTCAAGTCGCGAAACGAATATTTTGCAAAACAAACACAAGACAAAAACGACGCGATAGAGAACGACCTTATGAAGGAACAGCATCCAAGTATGCCAATCAATAATGAGAGGCAGACTCGTGTAACCTTCGGTGGTACAAAGAAAAGTTAATTTTTTAACAATTCTCGGGTTAATCCCTACCAACGAAATTAATATTAACCAGTTCATGGATAAAACCGTGAACAGAATGAGGATACTAATATGGCAAACAAAGACGCAGCTTTTGGTTTTAGACCTACAAGACATCTTACAGGTGGACAAATCAGAGCAGAAGAATATGCTATAGCGGCAAACTACGGAACAGCAATATATACTGGTCAAGTAGTTGAAGCAGTAGCAGGTGGCGGTATTGAAGCAGCGGCAGCTGGAGACACACAACAAGCAGGTGTTTTCGGTGGCGTGTTTTATACTGACCCATCAACAAGTAAACCTACATGGAAAGCTTATTATGAAGCAAGCACAAATGCTTCTGATTTAAAAGCTACTGTGTATGCAGACCCGTATATTGTATATGAAGCTCAACATGATGGAACAGGAACAGCAGCGATGAACAACTCTGCTTTTGATTTTGTCGGTACAGGTGGAAGCACTACAACTGGACAATCAACTTCAGAAATTGATACATCAACTTCTGGAACATCAGGCGGTTTCAAACAAATCGGTATATCAAAAGATCCGGACAACAGTGACACAAGTTCAGCAAATGCTAACGCATATGTTGTATTTAACACTGGTGAACATATCTTTAAATTAACAACAGGCGTATAATAGGATAGGAGAATAATATTATGGCAATATCAAGATCACAACTAGTTAAAGAACTAGAGCCAGGATTGAATGCACTATTCGGCCTGGAATATAAAAACTATGCAGATGAGCACACTCAAATTTTCGACATCGAAAATTCTGACAGAGCTTTTGAAGAAGAAGTAATGTTATCTGGTTTCGCAAATGCTTCAGTTAAACCTGAAGGTTCAAGCGTAAACTACGATACAGCACAAGAATCTTTCACTGCTAGATACACTCACGAAACACTTGCTTTAGCATTTTCAATCACTGAAGAAGCGATTGAAGACAATTTGTATGACAGACTTGCGTCTAGATATACAAAAGCATTAGCTAGATCTATGGCTAACGCTAAACAAGTTAAAGGAGCAAATGTGTTAAACAATGCGTTTGATTCTTCTTTCACAGGTGGTGATGGAGTAGAACTATGTTCTACAGCTCACCCAATCATCGCTGGAACGTTCAAAAATGAACTATCAACATCAGCTGACCTTAACGAAACATCGTTAGAGCAGGCTCTTATTGATATCGCAGCAATGACTGATGAGAGAGGATTAAAAATTGCAGCTAAAGGAGTTAAAATGATAATTCCTTCTGCGCTTCAATTCACAGCTGAAAGACTGATGAAGTCTCAAGGTAGAGTTGGAACGGCTGACAATGACATCAACGCAGTAGCTAACATGGGAATGATCCCACAAGGCTATGTAGTTAACCACTACTTAACTGACACAGATGCGTTTTTCATCAAAACTGATGTACCTAATGGACTAAAAATGTTTGTTAGAGCACCAGTTAAAACTTCGATGGAAGGCGACTTCGAAACTGGAAACGTTAGATACAAAGCTAGAGAGAGATATTCATTTGGATTCTCAGACCCTAGAGGTATCTTCGGATCACCAGGAGCGTAATCTAAATAATTAATTAATGAGGCGGGGCCACAATCTCGCCTCATTTTTTTTGCAACATCTAAAAACCATGAAAAAATTCTTAATTAAAATTACTGCATATGGCTATATTACTGAATTTACAGTTATGGCTAAAGATACCCCTGAAAGTATTGAAAATGCTATCCTTGACAAATTGGGAAAAAATGATATTAATTGGGATGACTCTGATTTTTATGATCGGAGACTTAAATGGTTGACTTTTGAGGAGGTCAAAGATGATGAACTTACAAGACCTATACAAACAAAAGAGGTCCTTGGAGTTGAACTGGGAACAGGAGCATCTTAAAGAGGGTAAATATACTCTCAATATGGTTAAGATTGACCATAAAGTTAGAGAAGTGATTGCTGATATTAAAATGAGAGAAGCAGAATTAGCACACAGCACTAACAAAATAGAAGACGCTGCCCCCAAAGTTTCAGTAGCTACTTAATAAAAAGCTACATCACAGAAATCGTATTTTCTTTACAGGCTCTCTTGCACTTCATATAAATTTGTTGTATTCTTGCAACACTATACATAAAAAAATAAACTGAATATAGACGCGTATAGTCGACATGCCCCTAGGGACTATATTCAAAATATTCTAGGAGGAATATTATGGCAAAAACAACTTTTTCAGGTCCGGTAAGATCTGAAGATACATTTAAAACAGTAAGCAAGAATGCTACTACTGGAGCAATTACTGAAATCATCACTATGGGTGATGGACCTGTTACATTAGGAGATGAAGATACAACTCTTACTAATGCAACACACAGCGGAAGACTAATTGTAGTTCCAGCTATTACAGCAAATAGAACAATTACATTACCTTCACCAGTTGCTGGCTCACACTTTAAATTTATTTATGGTGGCGCTGCAGAAGAAACTGAAAACCTTATCTTTGATACAGGTGCTGATGCTAATTATTTTATTGGCGGTGTTGTTCATTGTGATTCAAATGCTGATAACGTAACTGTCTATGCTGATGGAAACTCTAACTCTAAGTTAACTCTTACAGACTTTGGTGGTATGGAGATTAATATTGTAGCTAAAGATAGCACTAATTGGTTAATTTGGGGCTTTACAGAAGGCGCAGATGCACCTGCATTTGCAGACAATTAATAACTAACTTTATGATGGGGCTTCGGCCCCATCTAGTAATCTTAATTAAGGAGGGATTATGGCAGACACAGTAACAGGACCAACTATCTTACAACAGAACGATAAGAGAGTTGTTATTAAAATAGTAAATCAATCAGACGGAACAGGTGGAACTACAGTTTTTGGTGATGTCTCAGCTTTAGACGCTAGAGAAGACGGAACTGCAGTGGCTCACTTAGGACTACTTAGAGTTTGGTATTCTTGTCAAGGCGGAGATGGCGGAGATGCATACGCAAGATTAGATGAAGAAGACTCTGATGGAGATATTCCTATTATTGGTTTAACTGGAGCAGGATATTGGGACTTTAGAGAATTTGGTGGAATACCTGCAGATAAATCTAGTAACAGTAATCAAAGTGATGTTAATTTTGTAGTACCTGGTGCCGCAGACGATGGTAACATGTACACAGTTATAGCAGAGTTCCAGAAAATTTATTAGGAGGTAACTGATGGCCAATACAACTTCCGGCACAGTTACTTTTGATAAAACGTTTGCAGTCGATGATTTAATTGCAGAGGCATACGAACGTATTGGATCGCAACTTAGTTCTGGAAATCAATTAAGATCAGCAAGACGATCTCTAAATATCTTATTTCAAGAATGGGGTAATAGAGGTTTACACTATTGGGAAATAGCTGAGACTAATATTGATTTAATTGAAGGCCAAGCTGAATATACTTTTTATAGAGCAAGCGGAGATGGAACTTCTTCTGTAACCACTGCACCTTCAAATGTTTATGGTGTAGCAGATGTTTTAGAAGCAACCATAAGAACAAGTCGAACTGCAACAACACAAGCTGATTCGGCTTTAACAAAAATTGACAGATCAACATATTCTGGTTTAGCAAACAAATTATCTAAAGGAACACCTTCACAATATTTTGTGCAAAGATTTATAGATAAAACAACTGTAACTCTTTACCCAACTGCAGATTCTAGTAATGCATCAAAAGACGTTCACATTTATTATGTAAAAAGAATACAAGATGCAGATTCAACTTATACAGATGCAACAGACGTTCCATACAGATTTGTGCCTTGTATGGTATCAGGGTTAGCTTTTTATTTAGCACAAAAGTACAATCCACAATTAGTACAACAAATGAAATTATTATACGAAGATGAGTTAGCAAGAGCTTTAGCAGAAGATGGTTCTTCTTCAAGCACTCATATAACTCCTAAAACTTATTACCCAGGAACATAATGGCATTATCAAAAGGAAAATACGCAAAAGCAATATCAGACAGATCGGGAATGGAGTTTCCATATAACGAGATGATAAAAGAATGGAATGGTTCTCTTGTGCATATTTCTGAATATGAAGAAAAACATCCTCAATTAACACCACGTGCGCACGGGGGAGAGGGACAAGGTTTATTAAATGCAAGACCTGCTAGAACAGAAAATGAAGTTGCAAGATTTTTAAAACCTAATCCTTTTGAAACGATTGCAGCATCGTCAGGTATTATAAATGTATTTGAAAAATCTCATGGAAGATCAACAAGTGACACCGTAAGATTTAGAGGACCCATACACACTTCTTCTGATCCAGATGGTTTTGAAAATCCAAAGGGATTTGATGGTATAACAGGTGCTAATTTAGCAAAAACTGCTGGCTACTCAATAACTGTAGGCAAAAGAGATTCAAGCGGAAATATTACAAACACAGAAGATTTCTATCACTTTACTGTAGATACAAACACTGCTACAAGTGGAGGAGTATCAGGAGGAGGAAATAGTTGTTCGGCAGGACCAGCAACTTTAACAGCATAATATGGCAGGACTAAGCGCATCAGGATTAATAACACAAATAAGAAGTTATACAGAAGTAGATAGCACTGTGCTTTCTGACTCTGTTGTAGAAAACATTATTTTAAACGCTCAATATAGAATATTTAGAGATGTTCCAGTTGATGCTGATAGAAAAACATCTACAGGTAATTTTACAGCTAACACAGGCACTGTAACTGTGCCAGCAGGAGCTGTATTTGTTAGAGCAGTTCAAGTTTACACCGCAACGGGATCTACTTATACAGGCGCTAATACATATTTAGAAAAAAAAGATTTAACATTTTTAGAAGAATATATTTCAGCAACTACATCTACTGGAACACCAAAATATTATGCTATGCTAGACACAGGAGCAACTGGAGAAAGTTCATCAAACTCTGGATCTATAATTGTATCACCAACGCCAAGTGATACATTTGCTTATAAAATACACTATAATGCAGCACCAGCATTATTAGAAAATGATGATACTAATTATATTAGTATGAATTTTCCAAATGGTTTATTATATGCTTGTTTAGTAGAAGCATATGGCTATTTAAAAGGACCAGCAGATATGCTACAATTATATGAAGCAAAATACAAAGAAGAAGTTCAAAAATTTGCAGGAGAACAAATAGGTAGAAGAAGACGAGACGACTACACTGACGGAACTGTTAGATTAGGAGTAGAACAGGTAAAACAATAGGAATAAAATTATGGCATCATCATACACAGATCTCGGTATAGAAAAAATGGCAACTGGCGAAAACGCCGGTACATGGGGGACAAAAACTAATACCAACTTAGAAATTATTGAAAAAGCAATTGCTGGTTATGTAGAACAAGCAGTAACTAGTGGTGGAACAACAGCTTTATCTATAACAGATGGTGACTCAACAGAATCAACATCTGTTGCAAGACATGCTGTTATAAAATTAACAGGAACAATAACAGGAAACTCAATTGTAACTGTTCCTGACTCAGTAGAAAAAGTTTACATTGTAACCAATGGAACGTCAGGCGCATACACTGTTCAATTTAAAACAGCATCAGGAACTGGTATTACTTTTGGTGTATCAGAAAAAACTACAAGATTAGTTTATTCAGACGGAACAAATCTTGTTGATGCAGGATTTGGCGGTGCTTCTGATATGGAAGGTAGAGAATTAGTTTTAGATGCTGACGGTGATACAACTATTACAGCAGATACAGACGATCAAATAGATATTAAAATTGCAGGAGCTGATGATTTTCAATTTACAGCAAATACATTTACTGCACAATCAGGTAGCACAATTGCTGCACAAGCATTAACAGCTACAACAGTTACAGCGAGTGGTATTGTAAAAACAGATGATACTACTGAAGCAACTTCTACAACAGATGGTTCATTACAAACTGATGGTGGATTATCTGTAGCAAAAGATGCTGTCATTGGTGATGATCTTAAATTATTAAGTGATTCTGCTGTATTAAGTTTTGGTGCAGATTCAGATACAACTTTAACACATACTGATGGAACAGGTTTAACTTTAAATTCAACTAATAAACTTCTTTTTAGAGACACTGGTTTATATATTAATTCATCTACAGATGGTCAATTAGATTTAGTAGCAGACACAGAAATACAGATTGCTGCAACAACAATTGATATTAATGGTGCTGTTGCAATGGATGGTGCTATTACTGGTGCTACTAATATTACTTTATCAGGTGAGTTAGATGCAGCAACAGGAGATTTTTCTGGTGATGTAGATGTAGACGGAACTTTAGAAGCAGATGCTATTACAATTAATGGCACGGCTATTGGTTCAATTTATGGTGCAGTCGCAGGAAGTTCTAGTATTGTTACAACAGGTGCTTTAGATTCTGGATCAATTACTTCAGGATTTGGCAATATTGATACAGGATCATCTACAATTACAACTACAGGGTTAATTACTGGTGGTTCACTAGACATTGATGATGTTTTAATTAATGGTACAACAATAGGTCACACTGATGACACAGATTTAATTACATTAGCAGATGGTGTTGCAACAGTTGCAGGAGAAATTTCTGTAACAACTTTAGATATTGGTGGAACAAATGTAACTGCAACAGCAGCAGAAATTAATTTAATAGATGGTGATACTGCAAGAGGTACTACAGCAGTTGCAGATGGAGACGGCTTACTTGTAAATGATGGTGGCACAATGAGAATGACTAATGTCACAACATTAAAAACATATTTTCAAACAGGTATATCTTCAGCGGCAGATGATATTTCAGCTGGTGATGCAGCAGTTAATATTACAACTTCATCAGGAGATATTACAATTGATGCAGCAGCAAATGATTCAGATATTATATTTAAAGGAACTGATGGTGGAGCTGACACTACGTTTTTAACTATAGATGGCAGTGCTGCAGGAGCTGCTACGTTTAATGATAAAATAATTGCAACTGAATTAGATATATCTGGTGATGTAGATGTAGATGGAACATTAGAAGCAGATGCAATTACACTTAACGGAACATCATTAGCTTCTTCTGCAACAACAGATACTACAAATGCATCGAATATTGGCTCAGGTACTTTAGCAGCAGCAAGAATGGCAGCAGCACAAACTGCTATTACTTCTTTACTTGCAACAGATATTAAAATTGGTGAAGATGATCAAACTAAAATAGATTTTGAAACAGCAGATACTATTCATTTCTATGCTGGTAATCAAAACCAAATTAAACTTACAGATGGTGTATTAGCACCAGTTACAGATAATGATGTAGATTTAGGAACATCATCTTTAGAATTTAAAAATGTTTATGTAGATGGTACAGTATTTGCTGATGCATTAGGATTTGGTACAACAGTAATGACATTACCAAGTGCTGATGGAAATGCAAATCAAATTTTAGTTACAGATGGATCTGGTACTTTATCTTTTACAGATAACTCTGGTGGAACATCTTGGCAATCAGTTAAAACTTCTAATTATACAGCATCAGCTGGAGAAGGTGTGTTTGCAAACACAACGTCAGCATCATTTACAGTTACATTACCAGCATCACCTAGTTTAGGAGATGAGGTTTCAATTAAAGATTATGCAGGTACATTTGATACAAATGCACTTACAGTAGGAAGAAATTC